GTGGTCAAACTATAAAATTTAATAGTGGATATTCTACTGCAACAAATTTTCAAGCTACTTTTTTAACAGCTATGGAGATACTAGCATAATGTATCTTAAAATAACTTGGCCGACTAAACCAGGAGCGTAACCATGTTATTTGGTTTTAACGCCTTCGCTTCCTCTCCTTTTTCAGGACAACTAGATCTTGAAACAAAAATTAATGTAACAGGACAATCAGTATCAAGTGCTGTTGGAAACGTAACAATACAAAGTATACCTGCTGCAATTCAAGTAACAGGATTAGATTTAAATACAGTTATCGGAACTTTTGCTGTTGAAGCAGGTGGTCAAACAGCTATTGATGCTTCAAGCGAACCTGATATGGATTTTGATTTAGGAACTCCTGTAGTTTCTGGAACGGCTCTTGTTCAAATATCAGGTTTATCAGCGAGCACGGCTCTCGGAACAATTTTACCTAGATTAGGTATTCCTGTTAATGGTGTAGAGGTAAATACCGGCTTAGGAACAGTAACTCCTGCAGCTGTTCAAAATCAAACTATTTCAGTAACAGGACTTTCAACAACGGTTGGATTAGGAGCTAGTATTGTTACTGCTGGTGGAGTAGCAACTCCTTCTGGAGTTTTAATATCCTCAGCTTTAGGAACAGTTACACTTGTAAACAACACAGTTGTTGTTCCAACAGGACTTTCAATGTCAGCAAACTTAGGTATTATAGGAACTACAGCATGGCAGACAGTAAATGATTCATCAACAAATACATGGACTAAGGTCGACGATAATGCTACAAATAATTGGTTAGATGCAGCATAGGTAAAAAATGTCAACATATTCAGATAGATTACAAATAGAACTAATAGGAGTAGGAGATCAGGCTAATGCATGGGGAACTACTACAAACAATAATTTTTCTCAATCCATAGAGCAGGCTATAGCAGGTGTTTATTCTAAAAATCTTTCTTCTGCTAGTTCTCCTTACACACTTACAATAGCTGATGGACCTCAAACTCAATCAGGAAACGAAAACAGGCAAGCTGCAATTATTTTTTCAGGTCAAGGGTCTAATTTCATAGTTCAATTTGCTTCAGGCTCTTCCGCTCAAAAAACTTATTTTTTAAAAAATGCTAATACTACATATACTATAACATGTAGATTAGGTGCTTCAGGTAATACTTTTGTTCTTCAGCCTGATACAACAGCTTTTTTAGCAACTGATGGAACAAACTGGTATAATTTAGAAACTACAGGTGGTAGTTGGACAACAATCACCGCAGCTCGTACAGCTTTTCCTGGTGATAAACTTTTTGTAAATACATCTTCTAGTGCTATTACAGTAACTTTACCTTCCGGGCCTGCAGTAGGAGATGAAGTTAGATTTGTTGATGTAGCAAATTCTTTTGATAATAATAATTTAACTGTTAATTCAAATAGTTTAAAAATAGATGGATCAGTGCAAAATCTTACAGTAGCAACCGAAGGTGCAGCTTTTGCATTAGTTTATTCAGGTAGCACCTATGGTTGGAAGTTAATGGAGAAATAAGATGGCAACATATGAAAATATAAAATACAACTTTTCAGGAACACAACTTACAGGTGTAGTAGAAACAGCAAATAACCTAAGTGATTTAGCTAATGCTGGCACTAGTAGAACTAATTTAGGAGTAGCTATTGGTAGTGATGTTCAAGCTTTTATTTCTGCTACAGCAGGAACAAATGCTAACGGAACAAGAACAGTAAGTTCTTCTGCACCCAGTGGCGGTTCAAATGGAGATATTTGGTATAAATACGCGTAAGAGTAATGCATGGCAATATTTGTAAAAGATGGAGGTACTTGGAGAGAAATTAGTTCTGATACAGGACAGTTATATGTCCATGATGGAACTTCTTTTACTAACAAGACCATAACTAACGCTTATGTAAAAGATAGTGGTGTGTGGCGTGAAATATATACCTTATTTGCAACAACAGCTTTTTCTTCAACCACAGGAACAGTAGCCGTTCCACAAAACGCTAACGCTCTTCACGTACAGTTTGCTGTAGGTGGAGGATCGGGTGGTGTCATGGGAGCTGAGTATGACAGAGCAGGAGGAGAATCTGCTGGCGCAGGTGGTGCTTCTGGAGCTTATATATCTGATAAAGTTTTTACAGTTACTGGTGGTGAAAATTTAACTATTACAGCAGGAGCTGCGGGAGCTGCGTCAAGCGGTAGTTCTTACAATACAACTGCAGGTAACGGTGGAGCAACTTCAATATCGGGTTCTTCTTCCGGATCTTTATTTTCTTTAGCAGGTGGCACGGGAGGTTCAGGTACAGGCGGTGGTGTTCAAGGACCACTTAGGTCAAATAATGCTAGTGCTGGTGGTAGTGCTACTCTTTCAGGCACAGTGTTAACAAGTGGTACAACCTTAGATGGTTTAAATATAACAAGTTTTAATTCAGGCCCTGTGGGTACTTTTAATCAAAGTGGTGATGGTGTAGCTGGTACAAACCCTGGCAACTGTAGTGGTGATAACTGTCAAATTACAGGTGGTGTAGGTGGAGCTTCTTATGCAGGCAATGTTTCAGGTGGCGCAGGCGGTGTAGCAAGTTCTTCAGCAGGTGGTAATGGAACAAGAGGATCAGGCGCAGGTGGCGGCGGTGCACAAGGTCAAACAAGTGGTGGTACTGGCGGAGCAGGTGAAGTAAATTATAGATTTTTGAGGATGACATAATATGCCTTTAACTAAAATAGCTTTTGCACCTGGTATTGATAAACAAGATACAGAATATGGTGCTGCTGGCCGTTGGACAGATTCTGATTTTGTAAGATTTAGATATGGACTACCAGAAAAAATCGGTGGTTGGATTTATCTTGTAAATGATACTTTAATTGGTGTTGCAAGAGATATGCACGCTTGGACAGATTTAGATGGTGTTAGGTACACGGCCATTGGAACAGATAGAAAATTATATGTTTATACAGAAGGTGTTGTTTATGACATAACACCTATAAGAAGAACCAGTGGCACGCTTACAAATCCTTTTGCAACTGTTAATAATAGTGCCACTGTGACTGTTACTGATGCAGGACATGGTGCTGAAGTTGGTGATTTTGTAACTTTTTCTGATAGCACGACAAGCAACGTTGTTAATAATTTAGAAATGAATGCAGAGTTTCAAATTACAAGTGTTCCTACTGCTAATACATACACAATAACTTATACAAACTCATCAGGAACCAGCACTCTAGCAGACGCTACAGGTAACGGAGGTGGAAGCGTTACAGCAACATATCAAATTAGTGTTGGAACAGCGGTATCTCAATACGGTTATGGTTGGGGTACTTATCAATGGGGTAAAGAAGCATGGGGTACAGCTAGATCTTCTTCTAATGTTACAATTGAAGGTAGAAACTGGTCTTTTGATAATTTTGGTGAAGACTTATTAGCTACAGTAAACAACGGATCAACATTTAGATGGGACACTTCTGCTGGACCAGGAACACCGGCTGCTGTTGTATCAAGTGCACCTAGTGTTTCTAGATTTAATTTAGTTTCTATGCCTGATAGACATACTTTTTTATTTGGAACTGAAACAACAATAGGATCAGGCACAACACAAGATTCTTTATTTTTAAGATTTTCTTCTCAAGAAAGTTTTAGTGACTGGACTCCTAGCTCAAGTAATACTGCAGGGTCTTTTCGTATTCAAGATGGATCTAAAATAGTTACAGCAGTTCGATCTCGTAACGCTGTATTAGTTTGGACAGATACGTCTTTAAATGCTTTACAATTTGTGGGAGCTCCTTTTACATTTAACTTAACGCAAATAGGTGCGAATTGTGGGGCTGTATCATTACATTCTGCTGTTGATGTCAACGGAACTGCC